AAAACTACTAGAATTATTAGAATCTATCTTAGGAAAAGGTAAAAATACTTCTGGCGATAATATTGCATTTTTCTCTCCTTTTATTTCTCATTATAAACCTAAATTAGAAATTAATATTAATACTACAACTGCCGGAGAAAATCCATGGCATTGTTGGATTTCTGATAAAAAAGGTCGAACCATTGCTTCTTTGTTTAAACAATTAAATCTTCCAAAAGATAAGTTTGAACAATTATCAAAATTAATTGAATCTGCAAAATATAAACATGATTCATCGGTTACTGAAAAAACAATAACATTACAATTACCAGAAGATTATAAACCGTTATGGATATCAAAAAATACACCAGATTATCGTAATGCAATACATTATTTAAAAAAACGAGGTGTTACAATTTTTGACATATTAAAATATCGTATTGGTTATTCTGAATCAGGTCAGTATAGTGGAAAAATTATAATACCTAGTTATGATTGTAATGGAATGTTAAATTATTTTGTATCTAGAGCATTTTATAAAGATGATACACAAAAACATAAAAATCCAACAGTATCAAAAGATATAATTGGATTTGATATGTTTATAAATTGGTCACAACCTATCATACTTTGTGAAGGTGCATTTGATGCAATTGCAGTTAAAAGAAATGCAATACCATTATTTGGTAAAATAATTCAACCTGCACTTCAGAAAAAAATTATAGAAAAACGAGTAAAAAACATATATATTTGTTTAGATGCTGATGCAATTAAAAATGCATTAGATATTGCTGAAAAGTTTATGGCGGAAGGTTTAAATGTTTATTTTATAGAGTTAAAAGATGCGGATGCTGCTGATTTAGGATTTTACAAAATAAATGAAATGATACAAAATACGCCTATATTAACTTTTGAACATGTAATGAAATTAAGAATGTCATTGTTATGGAAATAAAAAAGATACAAACTAATATTAGTAAGATTAATAAAATTTATCATGTTTCAGATATTCATATTCGTACATTAAAACGACATACTGAATATCGAGATGTGTTTAATAAATTATATGAATATATCGATAGCACATGTACAAAAAATGATATTGTAGTAATTACCGGTGATATAGTTCATGCAAAACTAGATATGTCTCCAGAATTAGTACAAATGCTTGTTTATTTCTTTAATGGCTTTAAAATACCTACAGTAGTTATACTGGGTAATCATGATATGAATTTAAATAATTTAAATCGTATTGATGCCGTATCTCCAGTACTGGATGTAATTAATAATCCAAATATTATTTTTGTAAAAGAAAATGGATTATTTGAATTAGGCGGTGTTGTTTTTAATCATATGGCTGTTGATGTTGCTCCATCAGAATATATTTCAGCAAAAGATTTTCAAGCCGAGTATAAAATTGCATTACACCATGGCGCTGTAAATTCAGCTAAAACTGATATTGGGTATACTATATCAAATGAACATGTTACTACTGATATTTTTGATGGACACGATATTACATTATTAGGAGATATACATAAGCCAGCACAATTTTTAAATGAAGAACGAACTATTGCATATCCCGGATCTCTCATACAACAAAATTATGGCGAAGCATTAGAGCACGGACTATTAGTTTGGGACATAAAAAATAAAAGTGCTGAATTTGTAGAAATTGAAAATGAGTATGGTTATGTTACTTTTGAGTTACAAGGTACCCAGTTAATAAAAAGTCCAACTCGTGTTCCAAATAAACCTCGCGTACGTATTATTTTTAATGGTACATCAGCAGCTGACATGAAAAAAGTCATAACCATGATACGAAGTAAATATCATGTTCAAGATATATCAATACAAAGAAAATCTGATATTAATAATTCAGACAAAAATACAAATATTTCAATTGGTAATGTTCGTGATGCTGAATATCAAAATACATTAATTACTGATTATATTAATATAAAATATCCGCAGGCTACTCCAGAGGAAATAGATGCGATTAGATATATTAATCGCACCATAAACTCAAAACTACCGGTATTAGATTCAGTACGTTATGTTACATGGCATCCTATTTCTTTTGAATTTGATAACATGTTTTCATATGGAGATGGTAATGTTATTAATTTTCAAAATTTATCTGATGTAGTAGGATTATTTGCGGCAAATACAAGCGGAAAATCTTCATTATTAGATGCAATTACTTATACTATATTTGATAAATGTAGTAAAACTGGTAAAGCTCACGAAGTATTAAATAATAAAAAAAATAACTTTCGAGGTAAATTTGTTTTTGAATTAAACGGTACTACGTATACTGTTGTACGTACCGGTGAAAGAAAACGAGATGGTCATGTTAAAGTAGATGTTGATTTTTATACAGATACTGAAAATTTAAACGGAGATGAGCGAAGTGATACAAATAAAAATATTCGTCGTTATTTAGGAACATATGATGATTTTATTTTAACTGCATTTTCATTACAGGCAGATAATAATAATTTCATTGAAAAATCTCAACGAGAACGAAAAGATTTGCTATCACAATTTTTAGATATTACCGTATTCGAACAATTATATCAGTTAGCTGCAGATGAAATTAAAGAAACTGCAGGCAAACTTAAAGAATATAAGAAAACAGATTTTTCTTCTTTAATTAATGATTCAAATTCTACTATTATTAGCAATCAACAATCAATTATAGAATTAGAAAATAAAGAAAATGAATTACAAGAACAAAGAAATGAACTTCAAGATGAAATTGTACGTTTAATAGAGTCAAAACAACCAACAACGTATACAGGCCCATCTATCAATGAATTAATAGATACTGAAAATAAATTAATAAAACTAATTGATCGTTTACAAAAATCTATAGAATCAGAAGAATCTGTTTTAGATTCATTAACAAAAGATCAACAAAATATTAAAAAAGAAATAAAAAAGTTTAATGAATTGTTATTAGAACAAGATGTTAAACAATTGGAAATATATAATAAATCTAAAACAGATTTAAATGATAAAATAAAATATACAGAAGGAATTATAGATGCAAAACAACAAAAGATTAATCATCTTACCGAGCATGAATATGATCCGAACTGCAAATACTGTACAGCTAACATTTTTGTACAAGATGCAGAACAGGCTAAGAATACGATTACGGGAGATAATAGAATATTAACAGATTTAAATTCTGAACTTGATGTATTAAACGAAAAAATAAAAACATTAAATAATTCAGAAACGAGATATAAATTATTAGTAGATTTAAAAACTAAACGAGATGTTAAAAAAATAGAAATTGATAGAAGTGAGTTACAAATACAGGTTCATGAAAATGAATTACAAACTAGAGAATCTGAATTAGAAACTACATTGGAACGACAAGAATTATTTCGTGCAAATGAATCTGCAATTAATCACAATGCAACATTAGATATTACAATTTCTAAAAATAAAACAAAAATTGACGAAATTACAAAAAAATTAAAAGATATAACAACAACAATTAAATCTAAACATGGTTTAATTGAAGTTGCTAAAACTAATAAACAAAATGCAATTGAACAATTGAATAAATATAAACAGTTAGAAATTGAATATAAAGCATATGAATATTATTTAAATTCTGTTAGCAGAGATGGAGTTCCTTATGAATTAATATCTAAAGCTCTTCCAAAAATTGAAATGGAAATCAATAATGTTTTAAATCAAGTTGTTGATTTTAATATGGTATTGCAAACAGATGGAAAAAATATCAACGGATATATAATTTATGATGAAGATAATTTTTGGCCATTGGAATTAACAAGCGGTATGGAAAGATTCTTATCTTCATTAGCTATTCGAATTGCACTTATTAATGTTTCTGCATTACCTCGTCCAAACTTTATTGCAATTGACGAAGGATGGGGTAGTTTAGATCAAGAACACATTTCTGCAGTTGTAAATTTATTTGAATATTTCCGTACTAAGTTTGATTTTTCAATTATTATATCTCATGTTGATTCTATGCGAGATATGGTTGATAATTTATTAGAGATTAATAAAATTAATAAATACAGCCAGATTCATCATGTATGATATTTATATTTAAAAGAATATAAATGTTCATATGAAACAAAAACAACCAGTCTATAGAAATTTACGAAGCATTCCAGTTTATTTCGAAGACACTAGTTTAACATCAGATGAAGTATTCCGAATTACTGAATTTCCACTGCGTTTAACTGCCGGTAAAAATATATTTAAACTTCAAGGACATCCAAATAATTTAAATAATGGTAGTTATTTAAATATTGAAGTATTAGATTATAATGGTAATCCTATATATAACGAAGTAACATCGGTTATAACTGAAGATGATTCTAGAATTGTAACGATTTACATATACGAAGATACGTCTCCGGGCGATGCATTGGTAACATTAGTAACTACCGCAAACTCCTTATTCGGACAAACAGTACCAGCAGAATGGAAAGATAAACCAAACGTACGTTGGTCTAGAAGAATTCCGGTTAATCCAACTTTAGAAAACGTTTCTGAGATTATATTTGAAACATTACCAACTGTAACTGTTAAAGAACAGATAGGTGTACAATTAAATCGAGTATATGCTACTACGCAGTATCCAACATATAATACTGGAAAAGTACAATACATTTCAAATAACGGACAGCCAGCATTAATTATATCTGGCGGATCATTTAATAATGAAATGGTTGGAGGAACATTAACAGTAGCTTCTCCAAATAATCCACAACCTATTCCATATTATTCTTTCAGTACATTACCATATTCTACTACGATAAAAAAAGTTTTATCTACTAGTAGTATATTATTAGATACCGTATATAAAGTATCTGCAACTGAAAGTATATTACCGCATGCATATAATTCTTTTGGATTATCCGATTATACAATATCGTATGAAGCTACACCAACATATGTAACTACACAAAATTCAGAATCATATGCGTTGGTAGAGATTGATAATTTAGAACCAGTATCTGGAGATGTTTCTCGTATAAAAGTATTTTTAAATAATACTGGTACGATTGGAGCTTGGGAATTAATTAACGATATTGCATTAGAAGAAACAGATATATTTGTTACGGGCACAGCATCTATAGAGCCATATAAATCAATCGGTGATATTACATCGCAAAACGTAATTGATACGTATTACACAGCATCATCATATGCTGGTAAAATACAACAAATTACACCAACCTTAACATATGATACAACAAAACTTTCAAATTCAATAAAAATATCCAGTGCCGCAGATTTATCTGCAAGAAATCGTGTACATATTTTACAAACCACATCTTCAGCAGCTGGTAAGTTTATTAAAGGAGCTTCGTATAAAGTAACAATTGACGCAGTAGGTTCAAAAACTACAGCAACCGGAAATACTAATCCAAATATTTTAGTTTATATTTCTGGTAGTGCATTTAAATATGATTATAATGATTATTACAATCAAGAACTACCGGTATCGATTGGTAAAAAAATTGGTGATTTATATGTTAATAATGATTCACAAAGATTTGATGATCAGACATTTTATTTTGATGCTGATGAAAATGGGTCTGGTGTATTAATATTTTTAATTAAAGGTGGTGAATGGCAAATATCAGATATACGAACTACAACTGATAATGACCGCGGATTTACACCAGCATATACCAGAATACGAAGTTTAGTTCCTACTCAGCATAAATCAAACGTACAATATTCTTTTAAAGTTGAATATTACAACGCAGATGGCGCAAAAAGTAAACAAATAAATTACATAAATAATATAAGTTGGCAAGGTGGGAATCGTTATGTAGATGGAGATTATTCCATGTTAACTGGATCGTTGTATGTAGCAGATTCATTAGAAAGTGGAATTGCAATTAGCGGATATAAAAATTCTGGATTCGTACGATCATTAGGATATGATGGTTTTAATGCTGGATATCCTGGATTTTTACTTTGGTCTGGTTCTGCTATGACGGCATCTAGTACCGCGTATGATGGTGTAGGTTTAGAATTATACGCAGATTCAAATAATTATTTCCGTTATCGAACCAACCCATCTGAATTAGAAATAAAAACACAAAAAGTTTTTATTGGTAGTACTGCATCATTTATTTCTGCTAGTAACGGGAATTTACGAATATTTTCAGATACATTCTTTTTAGGTAATTCTGGATCGTTTTTATCCGGTAGTAATGGAAAGTTACAAATATCATCTAGTAATTTCAGTGTATCTGCCAATGGATCTGTAACTGCTAGTAACGCATTATTTTCGGGAGTAAATACATCTAATATTATACAAAGAAAATCGGTAACTATATCAAAAGAAAATTCTGGAAGTTATTTAAATACTACGACTGCAGCTGGGCCCGGAACTGTTCCATACTATAGATTGTATCTAGATGGTTCATTAGGTGGAGAAAAAGTTCAATATGTTATAATATCATGTTCATTAGCTCGAGCAACATATACCGATTTAGTAGGACCTGATACATATACTGGTATTATGCCGATCGGATCAATTATATTTCCAGAAGTATCTGCAGGTCAATCAGCCGAATGTTTTATTGAAATAGCACCAGGAGCGGTTGTATATATATCTACCGATGTTGGATCATTTAACGGATACAGTTCAATACAACAAAGTCCACCGGATGGTGGTTGGGAAAGTTTACCTCCGGGCGGCGGCGGATTTTCATAATATTTTTATAATGTATAATTAAATTTATTTTTATGTCAACAATACGATTAAGTCCAGGAAATATATATCAATTTGGTACTGCACAAAATAACAATTCATATGTAGCAGCAATAAATGGTACTGAAATTCCAATACAGAAAACATTTTTAAACGGAATTGTATTAGCCCGAGGATCTAGTACCGGATCAATAATGTATGGGTCTGGCAGTAACTTTTCTGATTTTGGTGGTACTACATTAGACAATCGAGGCGTATTTGTAAATCATGGTACAGAAAAAATTGGACAGTATCATATATTAACTGATACTTCTGTAACAATGTCATCTACTAACATATATTCGAGTGGTAGTGTATATTTAGTAGATACTACTAGTAATTCTGTATCTATACAAGTTCCTAGTAATATATCAATATCTGGTTCTATCTTAAAATTTGTTAAGGTTGCTGGCTCAAATAGATTTTCGATCGATCCAACCATTAATGTTAATATAGGTGGTGCGTTAACACAATCTACTGTTTCTACATATGCTTCAATTGAAGTATTAGCTACGAATAGTACGACATATGATTATGCAATACTATCGGCATTTGGTACGTGGACTTAATTATTATAATATTTATAACAAAAGAATTTATATAAATGGCAGAAATAAATAAAAGAAATATCACAGTTTTATTTCCTGGTGGATTTAAACCATTAACTGGTGCTCATATGGCATTAGCAGAACGTTATGCTGCAAATCCGGAAGTTGAACGAGTTATTTTATTAATCGGAGAAAAAGAACGAGAAGGTATAACTAGAGATAAAAGTATGGAAATATTTAATCTGTTAAATAAAAATCCAAAAATTGAAATACAGCCAACTGCATTCAATTCTCCAATAATGGCTGCATACGAGTATTTATTTTCATTACCAGAAGATACTAATGGTCGTTATGCAATGGCTGCTTCTACTAAAGGTGATGATTATGTTCGTGCAAAAGATTTTGCACCAAATGTAGATAAATATAAGACGATTGGTGACAAAAAAGGTAGAAAAATTCCAACTGGTATAGATGCAATTGAAATGAATATTGATATTGATCCACTATTATATAAAAACGGAGAACCTATATCAGCATCATCACTTCGCGCTGCAATTGCAAATCGAGATTATGAAACATTTAAATTTGGATATCCAAATACACCAGACGAAATAGTTAAAAATATATGGCAAATAGTTTCTGGAGTACAAGAATCATTATTTTCTGAACAGTGGTGGAAAACAATGTTTGAAGGATCGATGGGCGAGAAGAATAAAGAAAAACATGATGCTAAAATAAAAAAATTAAGACATTTTTTAGATGCAAATACTGGTAAAGGTTTTCAATATGATTTTGATAAATTTGCTAAAACAGTATTTGGAGCAAAAATCGAATCTCCGATGATTAAAGAATCAGTAAATTCAAAATCATTGATTACAGAAGGCGGTGCAGCTGGACATATGGCTCATCCATACGATCAACACGGATTGACTTTTGGGGACATGAAAGAAATGATATCTAGAGCATTGGCTGGCAGATTAGATATAGAAGAAGCTGTTACCGAAAAAACAGATGGACAAAATATACAAGTAACTTGGAAAGATGGAAAAGTTGGATTTGCTAGAAATAAAGCAACAGTTGTTAATCCAATGACTGTTCAAGAACTTCAAGCAAAATTTGACAATCGAGGACCAATTTCAGAAGCATTTGGAAATGCGAGTGAAGATTTGGCTCAAGCATTTTCTCGTATACCACAAGACCGTTTAAATGCAATTTTTAAAAATGGACGAGTATTTGCAAATATGGAAATTATATATCCGGCAACTAGAAATGTTATTCCATATGAAACTGCAGTTCTACAATTCCATAATTTAGTTGAATATGATGAACAAGGTAACATTGTAGAAACCGATGCAACAGGTGGAGCTACTGTACAAAATATAATACAAGATGCAAATGCACACTTACAAAAAACATTTCAAATTATACCTCCACAAAAAATTAAATTAGGAAGAATATCTGATTTTGAAGATCAGCAAACTTCATTTATTAATGAAGTAGATCAATTACGTAACAGATATAGCCTTAAAGATACTGATTTAGTTACTGAATATCATAAGGCATGGTGGAAAGAAGTAATACAAACAAAAGCAAATGAATTTGGTTATGATATACCAAAAGATGTTATATCTACATTAATTTATCGTTGGGCATTTAATGATAAAGGTACTACTATAACTGCATTGAAAAAACAAATTACAAATCCAGAATTTTTAAATTGGGTCACTGAATTTGATAAACAAGATTTTAAAAAGTTTCAAAAACAAAATATGGAACCATTTGAATCTATATTTTTAAGATTAGGAGCAGTGGTATTAAAGAATGCGGAAAATTTTTTAGCAGTTAATCCTGCAAAATCAGTACAAACCATAAAATCAGAATTAGCTCAATTAATTAGAGAATTGGAAACTAGTAATGATATTAAAACATTAGATAAATTAAAAACCGAATTAGCTCGTATACAACGGCTGGGCGGATTTGAAGCAATTGTACCATCAGAAGGCATTGTATTCGTATACAAAGGCAATACATATAAATTAACCGGTGCTTTTGCCCCCGTTAATCAAATTTTAGGAGTATTAAAATATCAACGATAATATTTATATATAAAAATAGGAAATATACCAATGGCTCAAAAACATAAAAGCAAGTACAAAGAACCAAAAGATCTAGAAAAGTCACAAAAAATAAAACCTAGAAAAGATCTTAAAGATTATACAATGGATGACAAAAAAGGTGGATTGAATCCTAAATCAAATGGTGATACTATTCCTAATTTACTACGTAAAACTGATAAACCGATGGTTGATGATGGCTCGTACGATATAAAATGGAATACTGACGATAGATTATATGATGATTTAGAAAACGGTGAATATGATCCTAAACATGCACTTAAAAGATTGAAAAAACGAGAAGATAAAGAAGAAAAAGAAATTGCTGATGTGATTAAAGATAAAAAAGAAAATTTAACTAGAGAATCTGTTAAGGATCGTATAAAAAAATTAACTGCTGAACAAAAAGAAGCATTAATTAAAGAATATGTTCGTCGAAATGTTCAAGCAATTTTAATGCGAGAACAAGAAGAAGAAAAACCCGATACAGCTGCAGAAGTTCCAGAAGAAACACCTACTGCAGAACCAGAAATAGAAACTCCAGCTGAAACACCAGCTTCTGTAACCACCGAACCTGCAGCACAACCAGTAGCAAAAACAGAAGAGCCAGCTACACCAGAAGAGCCCGCTGTAGAAAAAGAAGAAGAAAAACAAGCAAAAGAAACTGTGGCAGTAGAAAAATATGTTGAAAGTTTAAAAGGTGAAGCTGGAAATGTTGCTAGAATTAAATCTATTGCAAATGTAATTAACTTAGCAATGCAAGATGTAGAAGTAGTTGATCAAGCAAACTTTTATAAACTATTAAGAACATTAGCAATTAAAAAATTAACAACATTAGCAGGTAGTTCTGAAAAATAATAAATTTAAAAATTAGTTATATATGTCAAAAAAGTTACAAAATATCAAAGCCATTAAACAAATGTTAGATGGCACGCATAAGTTTCAAACTAAAAAAACTGTTGGATTTTCTGATGCAGATTCCGCAGCTAAAAAGAATGAACGACACGAGATTGGAGATATCTGGGAAGAGACTGATCCCGTTACTGGTAACGTATATGTTATTGAGCAACGGGATGGCTTCCGAATTAAAAAATCAAAAAATTCAGAAGTATTTCAAAAAGTACGAGATGAATTAAATAGATTTAATCGTTGTCCAAAAGAAACATGCACATGCACAAATCCACAACGCATCGATGAAAAGATGCGACGAATACATGATATGTGTTTTGACTGTGTGATAGAAATGGAACATGACTTAAGGAAACAGGGTAAGTTTGAAGAATATGAACGAGATCGAGTTAAAAATAATGCATTAGCTTGGCTACGTTCGGCCGAACAAGATATTAATTTATTAAAACAAGCATATACCCAATCAACACAGTTTGTATCTAATTCATCTGGGGACTTAGAAACATGGACAGCAAAAATGACTCCAGAAGAATTTGAAGAAAAAATTCAAAAAGAATTTGAAAAATTTAAAGAAAAATTCTTAAATAAACTAAATGGGGAAACGGAAACAAATGATAGCAACAATTAAAAAATATTGGGCAATTATTATAGGAATACTTGCTGGAGTTATTGGAGTATTCTTTTTAATTAAATCAACAAAAAAAGAAAATACTGTCGATAACGAATTGCCAGATATTAAACAAAAAATAGATACAAACAATCAACAGATACAAGATGTAGATAAAAAACTTGAACAAATTGAAGAACAAAAAGTTGATGTTAAAAAGAAAATTACTGACAAAAAAGATTTAGTTAAAATTTTAGAAGATTCAAAAAAGAATGTTCCAGAAGAAAAAAAAGATGCAGCTGCAGCAAAAAAGAATATATTGAACAAAACAAGAAGACGATGAAATATTTAATATCATTATTTTTTTTATTTATAAGTATCACTGCCTGGTCTCAGAGTAGTGATACTTGTTTTACTGAGCAAGAGGTAATTGATATATCATTTACATTAGATTCATTATGTCATTTAGATTCTGTTAATACAAAAATAATTCACGAACAAAAATCTATAATACAAGAACAAGAAACATTGATTCGGCTAGATTCTGTAGAGAATGAATTTAGAAAACAAAAAATAACACTGTTACAAGAAAATATAACATTGTACCAACAACGAGAAGAATGGTATTCAAAAAAATTAAAAGAACATCAAACTAAATGGTATGATCACAAAGCAATTTGGTTTGCTAGCGGAATCATAACAACGTTATTAACCGGTCAAATGATTGTTACAATTACATTACACTGATGGCACAAGCAAATTTAAAACAAGTAATTCAACAACAGTACATGAAATGTGCTGCAGATCCTGTTTTTTTCATGAAACAGTATTGTTATATACAACATCCTAAACGAGGAAAAATAAAATTTAATTTATTTCCATTTCAAGAAGATTCATTAACTGAATTACGAGATAATAGATATAATATAATACTAAAATCTAGACAGTTAGGTATATCCACTTTAACTGCTGGTTTTGCATTATGGTCTATGTTATTTAATGATGATTTCAATGTGTTAGTTATTGCAACCACACAAGATGTAGCAAAAAACTTAGTAAGTAAAGTTCAAATAATGAATGAACATTTACCAAGTTGGTTAAAAACTACTATAACATCGAATAACAAGTTATCATTGAAATTCAAAAATGGTTCTCAAATAAAAGCAATATCTAGTGCATCAACCGGAGCTCGTTCAGAAGCATTATCATTATTAATTGTTGATGAGGCTGCATTTATTAGAAACATTGAAGAAATTTGGATCGCATCACAAGCAACATTATCAACCGGTGGTGGTGCTATTGTATTGTCTACTCCAAATGGTATTGGTAATTGGTTTCATCAAACATGGGCAGATGCTGAATCTGGTACAAATGGATTTCATACGATTAGATTAAAATGGGACGTACACCCAGAACGAGATTCAGAATGGCGTAATGAACAAACTAGATTATTAGGAGAACATGGCGCTGCGCAGGAATGTGATTGTGATTTTATATCATCTGGACATACGGTAGTTGACGGAAATTTATTACAAGAATACGAATCAAAATGTACAGAACCTATAGAAAAGCGAGGATACGACAATGCATATTGGGTATGGGAGTATCCAGATTATTCTCGAGATTATATGGTTGTAGCGGATGTTGCTCGAGGCGATGGCGCAGACTGGTCTACATTTCATGTTATTGATGTACAAGACATACGACAAGTAGCAGAATATAAAGGAAAAATACCACCTAATGAATTTGGTAACATGTTAGTATCAGTTGCAACAGAATGGAATAATGCGTTACTAGCAATTGAAAACGCAAACATTGGTTGGGCAGCAATACAACCAGCTATCGATCGAGGATATGCTAATTTAGTTTATACATATAAAGATGATGGGTATATTGATACTAATGTGCAGTTGAAAAAAGGCTATGATATGAAAGACAAATCACAAATGGTTCCTGGCGTATCTACAACTGCAAGAACTAGACCATTAATGATATCAGCATTGGAGATGTATATGCGTGAAAAAACACCTATTATACGTAGTAAACGATTAATACAAGAACTATTTGTATTTATATGGTTAAATGGTAAAGCACAATCACAGCAAGGTTATAATGATGATTTGGTTATGTCTTTTTGTATCGCACTTTGGTTGCGAGACACTTCACTCAAATTAAGACAGCAAGGAATTGATTTAAATAAACGAGCATTAAACGCATTTCAAAAAACTAGCAATAATGTTATTTATACAGGAAAATCTAAACCAAATGATTCGTGGAAATGGGATAATGGGTTTGGATCTGAAAATTTAACATGGCTTTTGTAATAGTTTATATTTATAAGTATACAACTAATATAAATACAATATGGCTTCATTAAGACAAAGATTACAAAATTTATTTAGTACCAATGTTATTGTACGAGCATATGGTAAAGATAAAGTAAGAGTAGTCGACACCAACCGTTTACAATCTCGCGGAAATATAACACAAACAAAAATAACCGACCGTTATACTAGACTACATAGTGGTAGCCCACATAAAGCTGGCGGATTTGGTAGTTTTGATACTAATTACAATACTTCACAAAATCGTATACAGCTATATGCTGATTATGAAATGATGGATAAAGATCCTATCATTTCTTCTGCACTTGATATATACGCAGATGAATCTACATTAGCAGATCAATTTGGAGAAATTTTAACAATTAAAAGTAATAAAACAAACATACAAAAAATACTTTATAATTTATTTTATGATGTTTTAAATATTGAATTTAATTTGTGGCCATGGATTAGAAACATGGCAAAATATGGAGATTTCTTTTTAAAATTGGATATTGCAGAAGAAATTGGTATCTTAAATGCAAGACCATTATCTTCATATGAAGTTGAGCGATTAGAAGAATATGATGAAAAAACTGGTGATTATAAAATTAAATTTAATCACTTAATGGGGCCAAAACAAGAATATGATGTTTTTGAAATTGCACATTTCCGATTAATGTCAGACTCTAATTTTTTACCATACGGTAGAAGTATGTTAGAAGGAGCTCGTAAAGAATTTCAAAAATTAACTTTATTAGAAGATGCAATGCTAATACATCGTATTATGCGAGCTCCAGAAAAACGTATATTTAAAATTGATATTGGTAATATTCCACCAAATGAAGTTGATACTTTCATGGAAACCATTATCAATAAAATGAAAAAGATACCGCATGTAGATCAAAGTACCGGAAACTACAATCTTAAGTTTAATCTTAATAACATGTTAGAAGATTATTACTTGCCAGTTCGAGGAGGACAAAGTTCTACTAATATTGATACATTACCTGGTATGACTTTTACCGGAATTGAAGATATTGAATATGTAAAAAATAAAATGATGGCTGGTTTAAAAATACCAAAACCATTTTTAGGATATGCTGAAGAAGTTGAAGGTAAAACAACATTAGCTTCTATGGATATTCGTTTTGCTAGAACAATAGAACGTATACAAAAAATAATGGTTTCTGAATTAACAAAGATTGCCATAGTTCATTTATACACACAAGGATTTGAAGGAGAAGATTTAGTTGGATTTGAATTAGAACTAACTGCTCCATCTATAATTTACGATCAACAAAAAGTAGCTTTAATGAATGAAAAAATTCAATTAGCTAACACAATGAAAGATAGTAAATTAGTTTCAGATCGATACATTTATGAATATATCTTTAATATGTCTGAAGAACAATGGTTACAAGAACGTAATGATATTATTGAAGATTTAAAATTGAGATTCCGTCAAAATCAAATTGAACAAGAAGGAAATGATCCCGCTATCACCGGAGTATCTTATGGAACGCCACATGATTTAGCTACCGTTCATATGAGTAGCAACGAAGTAGAAGAAAAAGATTTAGGTGGACGTCCAAAAGAAGGAATTAAATCGGGACAACATGCAAATGCATTTGGATGGGATCCGACCGGAAAAAAAGAATTACGACAAGCATTTGACTTTCAAAATTTAAATAGAACATTTCAGCCAACTGTTAGAGATAGAAAAACTTCTTTATCAAAAGAAAATAAAGATATTTTAAATCGAATATCAGGTAAATCTAAAACTACGAAAATGTTATTTGAAAATATTGATGCCCGTAATACAGATGCTGGTACATTATTAGACGAAAATAACATTTTATAAACATGTAATATATTTATTTAAAAAAAAGATTAAATACATGAAGAAGCTAAAACATTCGAAATATAAGAATACTGGAATTCTTTTTGAAATGTTGGTCCGAAAATTAACATCTGAAACATTAACTTCAGATAAATCGGTAACAATTGATATCATTAAAAAATATTTCGGTAAAAACACAGAATTATCTAAAGAATTACAATTATATAACCTACTTGTTAAAGAGCAGTTCAAATCTGAGGCTAGAGCATTAGATTATATTAGAACTATAAAAGAAGCACATAAACGCTTAAATAAAACCCAATTAAGTCGTCAAAGATATAATTTGGTTAAAGAAATTTCAGATAATTTTATATTTGATAACATTTCAAAAATACACATAAATAACTATAAAGTATTAGCTTCTATATACATGTTATTTGAGTATGAAGAAACTGATAATCCTAAACAATTATTAGAATGTAAAAATGTAATTGTTGATCATTCCATGTTGTCAGAAAAGCGACCAGTTCTTAAAGATATAGTAATGGAAACATATACTAAACAAGAAAAGGATATGCGTTTATTAACTTATAAAATTTTAGTTGATAAATTTAATAGCAAATACTCAGTATTATCAGAATCACAAAAACAACTTTTAAACAAATATATTACCCATGTTAATGATACTTCTACGCTAAAGGAATATATTAAAAGCATAATACCAAAAATTAAATTACAATTATCAGAGCATGTATCAAAAATTGAGGATGATGTTACTAAAATAAAAGTATCTAAATTATCAGAAATGCTTTGTAATGTTGAAACAATGAAAACAATAAAAGAATCACATATATTGTCTTTGTTGAGATATTTTGATTTAGTTGATGAATTAAATGAAATACACCGATGAAATCTTTCATAAAAGAAATCGAGGATAAGTTTATCAAAATTGAAGAATCGGAACTAGAAAAAAAGGTAGAATCTGATTCGGATGACGAAATTGATGAACAAAATGTAACTGGGGCAATTGCTGGATATAATACACCGGCTGCTTTTGCTGCTCCTGGTAAATGGAAACAGAAAAAAGCAAAATATGAATCAGTAAATACTCCACCTTCGTATAAAATTGGAGAATATCAAAAACCAGAAAGCGAAGAAGAAGTATTTATGGATAAATTTGCATGGGCATCTCAAGACAACGATTGGTATAATAATCCAAATGAATATCCATCTAAAGTTTTAGTAGATACCCCAGGCCAATCTAATAAACCAGATCGAACCACGCATATGAAAAAATTAGGTGAAATGATCGATAATAAATACGAAAGTATTTTAGAATCATATCGAAAATTTATAAATTCTGATCCAGACACATCTCCTGTAAAGAAAGTAAACAGTACAATTCGTGAAATTGCAAAAAAATTGCATGAAATTGAAACACTCGTTAATTATAATAGTAAGCTAAAGACAGAAGCCGGTGTAACATCAAATCATTATGGAAATGCAACTAGAAAAAGTTTACATAAAATTTCAGAACGATTAATTAAAATTGCAGAACGAGTAAGATCGTTAGGAGAATAATTATTATGTCAAAACAATTAATACTTGATTTCATGCCATTTAAGCCAATTGGTTCATTAAATGAATCTGCAGGTGCTGATTATGGTATCCCTGGTGGATTTGTTGTGCATGGTGTACTTCAAAGAGCAGGAGCAAAAAATCAAAATGGTCGTATATATCCAAAACATATCTTAGAAAGAGAATGTCGTAGATATGAACAAGAATATATTCAACAACACAGAGCGTTGGGAGAATTAGATCATCCAGAGACATCGGTTGTTAATTTAAATAACGTTTCTCACAATGTATTGAAAATTTGGTGGGATGGTGATGATTTAAAAGGTGCTGTTCAAATATTAGAAACACCATCTGGTAATATATTAAAAGCTTTGTTTAAAGCTGGTATTACATTAGGTATTTCTAGTAGAGGATTGGGATCTGTTAAAGAATTAAGAAACGAAAGTGCTGTCGAAGTTCAAGAAGATTTTGAATTAATTTGTTGGGACTTTGTATCCAATCCATCGACTCATGGAGCATTTATGCGACCAATGAAAATGCATGAATCAGTAGATCCAAAAATAAATGAAAATAACATCACAAACAAATATTCACGCGTAAATAGTATAATTACATCTATATTATGCGATGATGGAAAATGTAGGATATAATATGAAAAGCAATTTAAAAGTAATATATGAAATGGTACATGGTGAAAATGAAAAAATGCCATTATCAATTGAAGAAAAACGTAAATTTGTTACTGATTTAAAAAATTTTTCTGCAATGGGCGAATCTGTTTATGGAAAAGGCAATTTGCAAGAATTATGTGAACGAGTAAAAAATATTGTAGAAAAAGCTCAAGCTATTGCATTAGAAGAGGGTGATTGGTTTAATGAAGTGGCTCACAAAAGACATTTTAAACGATTAGAAGAAGATTATAAAATGTTTGAAGAGACTGCAAAAGAAATTTCACAATTGCAAGAACGTTTATCTATGGCATATGAAAATATTGGTTCTGCATTAAACAGATATTATGATGTTCAATAATTTGGATAACTAATAAAAATTTTTTATATTAAAGGTAGAACAATGAATATTTTTAAAAAAATGTATCGTGACTTTTTTGGTTTAACTGAACAAACTTCATTCGGAAAGAAACCAGATCCTACAAAAGATGTAGTATTATCTGCAGATGACACTAAAGATCCAAAAAAAGTATTAGCTGCACAGAATGTATTGAAAACTACAAAAGGTCGATTACATATTGAAGATGGATTGGATCCGGTAGGAAAAGAAGATTCTGATATTAATAATGATGGTACCGTAGATAATTCAGATGAGTATTTAAAAAAGAGAAGAAAAGCTATTTCTAAAAATATAGAAGAAGAAATAGTAGATGAAGCTCAACTATTAAATAAAATTACTGATTATAGAGGTGGAGTTGAATTTGTATTATTTGATCCAGCTACCGCAGAAAATGTATTTGATGAAATAAAACAATTTGCTGCAAAGAAAAAAATATATGTTATTAAATCTAAATTATCTCCATCTGGTAAAGTAGGATATTTTCAATTTAGATTAGGAGAAGATCCAGCAAAAGAATCTCAACAAATACAAGGATATATCAGTCAGAAACCAGAAATAAAACATTTCCGTTTCAATGTAAGAGGACAAAAACCAAAAGTAGCACCAGAACCACAAATTTAATTTATAAAACCAGTTATATGAACAAAAAACAAAAACAACATCAATCAATTTATCCAGGAGTTGGATTAGGAGTAAAAGTAGTTGGAACTACAAAAGAAGATTTATCTTTTGCATTGAAAACATTTAAAAGAAAAGTTAAAAGTTCTGGAATTTTAGAAAAAGTAAAGTCTAGACAAGAATTTGTAAAGAAAAGCGTAGAACAAAGAATGGAATTGATCAATGCTAGATTTTTTCAAAAATTAAGAACAAGACAAGAAAATCAATAAGTTAAAATGAGCCCTAGCTATTAAAGTTAGGGCTTTTTTACTGGTTTTTCAAACTACCCGGTATTTATTTTAAAATACGTTATTAGTTCTTATATAACGTCCTTATTATTATTAATTTCTATTAAGACTCTGAATAGTCTTATTTCCAAAAAACAAATTTAAGGAGAAAAACAAATGGCAAAATCAGATTTGCTTAAAGAAGCAATTGCTGATGCTAGAACCGTTAAAGAAACGGCGTTAGCAAATGCAAAAATTGCGTTACAAGAAGCATTTGCCCCTAGAATCGAAAGCATGTTAGCTGCTAAACTTTCTGAAGAATTAGAAGATGAAGAAATGGAAGAGCCAGTAGATGCTGAAATGAATCTAGATGTAGATGCAATGGGTGATGAAGTAGAAGGAGAAAATGAAGTAGAATTCGATCTTCCAGAACCTGCAGGTAAAATTATTTATGAGCCAGAAGCTGGTGAAGTAGAAGGCGAAATGGAAATGGATGCAGAAGAAGAAATGGCACCAGAAGAAGAATACAACGAAGATTTAGATTTAGAATCTATTATTCGTGAATTAGAAGGTGATACAATGGAAGCTCCGATGGAAGAAGCTGAAGATCTTGGATATGCTAAACATGATGGTAGTTTTGGTGGAGATGATTCTGAAGAAGGAGAAAACATCGACGAAATCATCGAAGCTATCTTAAGAGAAACTGAAGAAGAAGAAGCTCCTGTTGAAAAAGAAGAAGAATTGAAAGAAGTTAAAGCTGAATTAGAAGAAGCTTACAAAACAGTTCGTCAACTTAAATCTATCATCAACGAAGTTAATTTGTTAAACGCTAAATTGCTTTACACAAACAAATTGTTCCGTAATTTTGATTTGAACGAAAATCAAAAAATGAAAGTTCTAGAATCATTTGATAGAGCTGGAAACACCAGAGAAGTAAAATTAGTATTTAGCACAATGGCTGAAAGTTTTGCTAAACCTGCAGTTAAGAGAGTAGTAAAAGAATCTTACGCTTCTAAACCAGTAGCTTCAACTAAGCCAGAATCTAAACCAATTTTAACAGAAGGTTTTGAATTAGCTAATAGATGGAAAAAATTAGCTGGACTATAATTATTAAAAACATTCGAAAGGAATAAAAAATCATGAGTAACATTAAAAATTTATTACAAAGCCCAGATGCATCTCAAAGATTAGCTGCAAAGTCGCTAGTTAGCAAATGGCAAAAAACGGGTCTATTAGAAGGCCTAAAAACTGAAACTGAAACAGCTGGTATGGCTCAATTATTAGAGAACCAAGCTCGTCAGTTAGTAAAAGAAGCTTCACAAACAGGTACCGCTGCTGGTTCTGAAGAGTGGGCTGGTGTAGCATTACCATTAGTAAGAAGAATTTTTGCTGAGTTTGCTGCAAAAGAATTCGTATCAGTACAACCAATGAATTTACCTTCAGGTCTTGTATTTTATCTAGACTTTAAATATGGTACATCTCAACCTGGTTTTGATAACGACAATTTAAATAGAACTGGTGATCCATTTGGTTCTCCTAACGCTGATGACTCTTTATTTGGTGTTACTACTACAACTGGTGATCCTACTGGTGGTCTTTATGGTGCTGGAAGATTTGGTTATTCAATTAACGAAACTTCTTCATTAGTAACTGCAACTACTGCTTCTATTACTGATCCAATTGATGTAAACTTTGATGGAACATATTCTGCTTCATTATCTTCTTACAAGAAAGTAACTTTCACTGCTCCATCTTCTGCTGATTTATATGCAGTTAGATCATTCGTATTAACTTCAGGATCTGCTAACACTGAAATTATCCCAGTACAAGCATTTTCTAAAATTGATTCTGCTTACGCAACTACATTTGTTGTAACCACTGCTCAAGCTACTGCAATTCAAACTGCAATTTCTGCTAGCAACTTGAAATTAGTATTCAGCAAACAACCAACTGATGTATCAAGAGGTGATTTTGAAGATAACAAAGGTGCATTTTCTAACGGATACAATGTTGATATTGATATTCCTGAATTAAACTTAGAAATGCAATCAGATCCAATCGTTGCTAAAACAAGAAAATTGAAAGCAGTTTGGACTCCTGAATTCGCTCAAGATCTTAATGCTTATCACTCAATTGATGCTGAAGCTGAATTAACTTCAATGTTATCAGAGTATGTATCAATGGAGATTGATTTAGAGATCTTAGATATGTTGATTTCTGCAGCTCCAACTACCGAGTATTGGTCAGCATTGAATAACAACGTATGGAACGGTTCTGCATTTAGTCAAACTTCTGCAGGTGCTGCTACCGCTGCTGGTGATGGTTTCTATAACACTCAAGGTGGTTGGTTCCAAACTTTAGGTACTAAACTTCAAAAAGTATCTAACAAAATTCACCAAAAAACCTTAAGAGGTGGTGCTAACTTCTTAGTAACTTCTCCTGCTGTTGCAACTATCCTTGAATCTATTCCTGGATTTGCTGCCGATACTGATGGAACTAAGATGGAATTTGCCGCTGGTGTTCAAAAAATTGGTGCTATCAATAACAGATACACAGTTTACAAAAACCCATACATGAAAGAAAACGTAATTCTAATGGGATTCAGAGGAACACAATTCCTTGAAACTGGTGCTGTATTTAGTCCATATATTCCATTGATTATGACTCCATTAGTTTACGATCCAATTAACTTCACTCCTAGAAAAGGTGTAATGACTCGTTACGCTAAGAAGGTTGTCCGCCCAGAATTTTACGGTAAGGTATACGTTCACGGTTTGAACATACTATAGTAGTAAGTTAATTATTTAATTATTTAAACAATTAATAATGAGAAAAGGGATGGCTTAGGTCATCCCTTTCTTACTGTTTAAATATTTATAATAAAGTAAAGGAAATATACAAATATGGCAGCACCAAGAACAAAGTATTCCATGTTAGCTAGAATTCGTTATGAGGGAAGGTTAATTGATGTATTGGATCGTATACGAGCAATACGTTTAGTGGTTATGGTTCATATAGAACAAGATTTAGGAGAAGATAAAGAATTAATTAAAATAACTGCATTAACACCATACCCAGCTAAAAAAACATTTTTAGCAATACGACAGATGTCATTGGGAAAGATTGAAACTTTAAAAGATATGCAATTGCAAGAGTCAACTTTAACCAAATTATTTTAACTAAAACTTTATTATATGAGTACAACTAATAAGGAGAAAACTCCACCAAAAAATGATATAAAATTTAGTATTTCATTATCAGAAGAACAAAAACGAGCCAAAGAATTAATATTAAGAACGCCGTTCAATTTCATACTAGGAAAAGCAGGTTCCGGAAAAACATTATTAGCTGTACAAATTGCCTTAGATTTATATTTTAAACGGCAAGTAGATAAAATCATAATAACAAGACCCACTGTATCAACAGAAGACAATGGATTCCTGCCCGGATCAGAACGAGAAAAAATGGAACCATGGTTAGTTCCAATTCGTAGCAATATGCGTAAGGTTTATAATAAACCGGAGTTGTTAGAAAAAATGGAACAACAAGAAAATATAGAATTAGTTTCATTAGCACATTTTAGAGGACGTACATTTGATAATGCTGTTTGTATAGTTGATGAGTTTCAAAACTTAACTAAACAACAATTACAAATGGTATTAAGTCGTTTAGGAAAAAATGCCACAATGATATTATGTGGAGACCGTTATCAAATTGATTTAAAATTTCAAAATGATTCGGCAGTACATGAAATACCAAAAATAAAAATATCAAAGTATGTCAATGAAATCATATTAACTGACAATCATCGACACGAAGCTTTAGATGAAATTTTAAATTTATTAAATGAAAAATATTGATATTTATAGGAAAAGGACATAATGGACTACTCAGAAAACAGACAAATATGGCCCGGAAGCTCATCATTTTCTCCGGGTAAAACACCATTTGGTTTTTTTGATTCTGATGTAACATTTCAACAACAAGCAGATAGTTTTGCAAAGTATGCTGCACAATATGTTGGATATCCCATTATGGATGTTGAATTGGTAGATATTAACTTTTATACGGCATTTGAATCTGCGGTAATTGAATATTCAAACCAAATAAATCAAGTTAATATCATAAATAATTTAGTTAATACTCTAGGGATGCAAACCGATGCATCCTTTTTAGGATCTGATGGTTTAACAGGAAAAGTGGTAGGACAATCATTAGGATATATAACTAAGTTATCAAAAGCATATGGAACAGAAGCAGGTAGTGGCGGTACAACAAAATGGTATTCAGCTTCATTTGATTTAATAGATAAACAACAAACTTATAGCATTAAACAAGCAGTTGAGCAGTCATTGGGTATCACACTTAGTTCAACTAGTTCAATTGAAATTAGAAAAGTACTTCATAATCCACCGCCTGCAATTGTTAGATATTTTGATCCATTTGTTGGTACTGGTTTAGGTTCACAACAAATGTTAGATGCATTTGGGTTTGGTGCATTTTCACCTGCAGTTAGTTTCATGATGATGCCAATACATGCAGATTTATTGAGATTACAAGCAATCGAATTTAATGATCAGATACGTAAATCTCATTTTTCATTTGAAATACATGGTGATGATATGCGTATATTTCCAATACCTGGAACTCAAGGCTCGATGGCTACGCAGTATTTTGGAACTGTTTGGTTTGAATTTTTATTTGAAGAACAGAAAACTAATGATGCTGTATTATTTGGTAATACCGCACTAATAACAGGATCTGTTTCGGACGCATCAAATATACCATATACGTATCAAACATATAGTAAAATTAATGATATGGGCCGTGCTTGGATCATTAGATATGGTGCTGCACTTGTAAAAGAAATGTTAGGATATGTTCGAAATAAATATTCTTCAGTTCCTATACCAGGCGGTGAGGTAACACTAAACGGGTCGGATCTGATACAACAAGGACAAGCAGAAAAAGAATCATTAATTGCACAGCTTCGGGAATTTTTAGATAAAATGAGTCGAGAAAATATGATGACTCGTCAAAATGCAGAAGCAAATCAAATGAATGAAATGCTTGCAAAAGTTCCATTAAAAATATATGTTGGATAGGAGATATATATGTGTGCGTTATTTGGTGGAAAACGGGATGCTAGATTTTTAGCTTCTATCAATCGAGAATTATTGAATGCTGTAGTTGACACTGAGATTGAATTTTTTAAACTCAATGTAGAACATAGTAATTCAAATATTTACGGTGAATCTGAGTCAAAAGCATATTATGCTTCTATATTAATACCATGTTTAATTACTAAAGATCAGAAAAATCCAGTTATGGATGATTATGGTCATACATATACTCGTACATCGCAATTTGCAATATCTAGAGACATATTAGAACGAGCTGATTTTTATCCTGAAGTTGGAGATATTGTGTTTTGGGATAATGAATACTATGAAATTGATGGTGTTGATGCAAATCAATATTTTGTTGGAAAAAATCCTGATACTTGGCCAAATGGATCAGAACACGGTTATAGTGTATCTGTAATCTGTAATGCACACGCAACTAGATTGACTCAACAACAAATACGTAATATACGGTATGGAGGAAATAATGATTCTCCGGCATATCGAAAATAAGAAATAATTTATGCCTAAATTTAACAGAGATAATATCGACCGTAAAACAAATAAACCTAATCCGGAATATACTGAAGGTATATTTAATCCAGATGTTAAATTAAACAGAGCAGAACAGATTCGCAGAGACGATGATGTTATAAAAAATACAGGTCGTAGTATATATGATATAGATTATGGCATAAAATCATATATTGATCAAGAAATACAACCGGTTATCGATGATAACGGAACAAAAATATCAGTTCCAGTAGTATTCGCAAATGGAGAAAAATGGGATAATGTTCGTAGATTAGGGTACATGCGAGATGAAAAAGGTATGCTACAATCTCCTGTAATCATGTTAAAAAGAAATGGATTTACTGAACGAGATAATTATAAAACATTAGATGTTAATAGAAACCCAGATTCTAACCGAATAATATACAGAAATAACTATGGTCCTAGAAATCGTTATGAAGATGAGTTATTTCCTATACCAAAACATGAACGAGTACCTAGTTTGCCGGTATATGTAATAGATATACCAAAATATGTAACAGTTGATTATGAAATGATGTTGTGGTGTGATTTTACAACACAACTTAACGATTTGGTAAATCAAATTTTTACATACAACAGATTCTTATGGGGTACAGATGCAAATTCATATCATACAAGTATGGGTTCAGTATCATTCGAAACAGTTAATACAGTCGGAGAAGATCGGTTAGTTCGAGCTGTTATTCCATTAACGGTATTAGGAACTATACAAAGTCCACAAGAAACTAGAGTGAATACAGTTAAAAAAATGTATTCTATTAAAAAAGTTTCATTTGATACTGTTGTAGATGTTGGATCTAATATATTTGATTCGACAACTATACCTATCAAACTGCTTCAACAACAAAGTAGCATCATGTCTGGTGGACGGGTAGTGGTATCGGGTGGCGGAACAACTGCTGCAATTAATGCAACTGCTATGGCATATTTAACTACATTAACAGATAAGATTGCTACATATTCTAATGCAACCACTGTTACCGTAAATGGTACTCCTAAGATCAATCCAGTGACATTTACAACGGCTACTGTTAATGAATTTGATATTTATATTAACGGACAATATATCGACAAAGTAGCATATACATGGACACCAAATGACACAACATCCACACAAACAATTACATTTGATACTGCATTATTAGGATATAATATAGAATCAGATGATTTAATTGTAGTACATGGGAGATGGGCATAATGACACAAACTAGACAATTTAAACCGTTACAACTTAAATCTGGATCATACAATATATCCGGATCATTTTCTGGAAGTTTCCAAGGAAGTGGTGCTGGCTTAACTGGCATACCAGCATCCGGAATAACTGGTTTAAATTTATCTCAGATAGCATCTGGCAGCGTAACAGCTTCTATAGCTCCGAACACCGGATTGCAAATCAATACCAACACTACCATAACAGGTGGTAAATTAGCTGTTGTAGGAACAGGTAGTGCTGGAGTGGTATCCAACTTTGGTATTGCTCCATTAACTTCTAGCTTCACAGTATGGGATAGTCAGTATTATGCATCTAGCTCCCAATTAAATTTCTTAGGGCCATATTCTACCAACACTGTTTTAGCTACATTGGTCAACAAAAAACCATTCGGCTCAGTAACAGATGATGATTATACGCAATTTGCGAACTATTTAGAATTATCATATACCAGTAGCGATGCCGACCGTATTACTTTGAATCGAGGTATAATAGATATTAATTTATCAAGTTCATACACTCAATCTGGTGATATAACTGCCAATTGGACCAATGTTACGCAGCGAGGTAAAGGATATAACAGTGTAGGATTTACAAACACATACATAGTCAATACAGTATCAGAGTCCTCGTACACTGCGGCAATGAATGGGCTATGGGTAGTTAGCAATAATAATAGTAGTTCTATAGGAAGTCAATTTGGTGTAAGAACAGGAATGGCTACTGCCAATTCTTCATCAATTGGTACGAGTTATCAATTCTTTGGCGTAACTCAAGCTGGTACATGGAGTAGAATACAAAACGCATATGGATTGTATTTAAATAGCAGCATGTTAACCAATGCTAGTATGAGTAACTATGCTGGTGTTACGGTTACTGGAAATGCGACTGGTTCTAATAGCAACGCATTGGTGTTGTTAGGTACGGGAAGTATTCCTGCAGGTAATTGGTCCATATATAATACATCTTCATTCCAGAACTACTTACGCGGTTGGGTTGGTATTAATAAAGAAACTCCAACTACCAATTTAGATATTATAGGTGATGTTTTTGTTACTGGTAGCATACGAGTAACTGCAGGAGCATCTGGATCATTTAGTGGAAGTTTTGCAGGAGATGGGTCACAATTAACCAATATACCAGCAGGTGGTATAGTAGGATTAAATCTTAATCAAATTAGCTCAGGTAGTGTTAGTGCTTCAATTTCACCAGATTCTGGATTGCAAGTTAACACCAATGTAACCGCAACATCATTTACTGGTAGTTTACAAGGAACTGCTTCTTATGCATCGACTGCGGCAATACAATATGTAACAAGCAGCATCGAATCATTATCGCAAATAGAAGTAGCCGACTTTGATAGCAATGTTGCAGTAACATTTGTTAATGGTAGACTGAAATTTATATTCGGAACACCGACAGCACCATCTGCCCCTGCATTATCGTTTAACAGCACATTTGCAACGGACAGATTCAATCAGGTAACAGATAATTATACTGCTACCGGAACTGTTGCAGTAGGCGCCTATACGCTTATAAGTGCATCTATTTATGAAGGTAGTACATTGCTATCCAATATTGGATCTGGTACTACAATAACATATAACACAACTACATCAGGTAGTCATACATACCGATTAGAAGTAACTGCAAGTAGTCCATTGGATGGAACTATTAACATGCAGTCCACTACATTGTCCGGAACATTGAGTAAATCAAATCCAGGTGCACCAACTATATCTGCTACACCGACCGTACAATTGGGTGCGGCTAGCAATCAAATTGAACAAGGGGCGACCGGTAGTATTGCATTTACATCAGCATCGGGTGCTTCAAATAGTTGGGTGTTTAATTACATGACCAGCACACCTGCCACTCCAATATATGTAACGGGTAGTGCCACAGGGTCTACAAGTATAACGATATTAGCAACTGCATATTATTCATCATCAGGAGCAGGTGGATCGGATAACAATCCTCCATTAAATACTTCAGTGAATTCTGCGACAACTACTTATACCAAAATAAGAAGTTTGCGCTATGGGGTATCAACATCAAGTAGCTTCAGTGCTGCAGAATTAGAAAATTTAAGTTTATGGGATACTACATTGGGAGGTAACATTGGTACTATTGCAAAGGGAACAACTACCGCAACAGGTCAAAGTGTATCCTTAACATGGACAGGTGATAAATATCATTACATAGTATACAACTCGGCATTGGCTGATTTAACCAACATAACTGCTGCCGGTTTTAGTGTGTTTAGTTCATTTACTAAAACTACCGTAGGATCATATAAAGTATATAAAACAACATTGTTGCAATCAGGGTATGCTGGTACTTCGATAACATACGTATTAACATAATAGACAGAAATATTAGTAATGGCAATTATTTTACCTAGTGGCTTTGTAATTACAAACAATGAACCAGTCGATTCAAGACTTTCGGTTGCAGACTCGGCATCTAGATTTAGTTTGTCAGTTAACAATGTGTATGAAGGTATAACAGTATACGAACGAGATACCAACATAATATATGTATTAACTGATGCCACTGCTCCATCTAGTGCAAGTAGCTGGCAGTCACTTATTTCAAACACATCATCCAGCATTGCAACATCAGCAAGTTATTCGACTACGTCAAGCTATGCATTGAGCGGTAATGGTTCATTTACTGGTTCATTCACCGGGAGTTTTACCGGAGACGGGGCTGGCTTAATTAATATACCAGCTTCAGGAATAACCGGATTAAATTTATCACAAATTGCATCGGGTTCGGCAACTGCGTCAATTAGTCCTAATAATGGATTCTTAGTTAATACAACATCTGTATTTACCGGTTCGACTGCCACTGATTTAGTCCGAATAACACAAACTGGTACCGGTAATGCTTTTGTAGTAGAAGATGCAACCAATCCGGATGCTACTAGATTTGTTATTGATTCGACAGGTAGTGTTAGTATAGGAATAAGTAGTCCATTTACCGGAAGTAATATTTTCGATCGGTCAAAACTATATGTAGAACATAGGGGAACTGGTAGTAATTTTATCAATGGCGGTATAGCTTTATCATTTATAAGTTCGTTTAGTTCATCAATTAACACTAATACTATAGGTATATACGGCGAAGCTAGAGGTTATGGAAATTCTAATGTAGCCGGTCAGTTTAATTCATTTGATGACAGTATTGCGGGCGTACCTTTAAACTATGGTATATTGGGCGGAGCATATGGAAATTACACTAATACACCAACGGCAATCGGCGTATATGCTAGTGCAGAAGGAGCAGTTTCTAATTATGCAATTCAGTTGCAGGATGGAACTGAGGGTATTAATAAAGTATTAGTATCACAAACGGCAGATGGTCGTGCCAATTGGTCTAATGATTTAAATATAACTACTGTAACTGCATCATTTAGAGGTAACTTACAAGGATCTGCATCATATGCAGCAACTGCATCATATGCGCCTGCATATCTTCCACTTACTGGCGGAACAATAAGCGGCGATTTAACTGTAATAGGAACTGCATCATTTGCATATACTACCGCATCAATAGTGCAAGTTGGCTCAAATGTAATAATATTAAACACTGATTATCCATCCATTAGATTTGGTGGTATTAGTGTAATTGATTCTGGTTCATTCGGAAATTCATCTACTGGATCTCTATTCTGGGATTCATTTATGAATCGTTGGGTATATGCCAATCCATCAGGTAGTGCATATGATGGCGGGTTATTGCTATCAGGTCCTAAAAATACTTCTGGATTAGGCAACGAAACCGGAATGATTGAAAACTTTGTAGCAGTAGGGCAAAGCACTGACCATTTACAACCAGGAACAATATTCAATAGTGGAAGCATCACACAGGTAACAGGTTCATTGTTTGTAACTGCAGGTGTTACTGGATCATTCACAGGTAGCTTTACCGGAGATGGTGCAGGGTTAACAAATATTCCTGCTGCCGGTATCGTTGGGTTAAATTTAAGTCAAATCAGTTCAGGTAGTGTTAGTGCATCAATTGATCCGGTTAACGGATTACGAATCAACACCAATGTAACGGCAACATCATTTACAGGGTCATTCAGTGGAAGTTTTACTGGTACTGGTTCATATGCCCTAACTGCATCAGTATCTGTTAGCTCAAGTTATGCAGAAACTTCATCATACAGTCAACTGTCTGCCACTGCTAGCTATTATGCAGAAACAGATCCGGTATTTGTTAGTGTGTCAGGATCATTTGCTACAACTGCATCTTTTAATGCTTTTACAAGCTCTTATAATACGGGGTCTTTTACTGGATCTTACACCGGTGACGGGTCAGGGTTATACAATATACCAGCTACAGGAATAGTGGGGTTAAACCTATCTCAAATTGCGTCAGGCAGTGCTACCGCATCCATATCACCTGACACTGGGTTCCAAATCAACACCAACACCATTATTACCGGTAGTTTAACTGTAACCAGCGGCGTAACTGCAAGTTTATTTGGAACTGCAAGTTGGGCAACGAACTCTGTTACCAGTAGTTTTGCTAATAACGCAGCAACTGCTTCATATTTGTTAGGCGGAGTAACATCAGCATCATTTGCAACCACTGCATCATACGCAGTAACCGCAAGTTATGTTGATATAGGTGCAATTACACTAATCAATCCAATCGTACAATACTACGACACTACATCTAGTATCCTTGCCGGCAGCACCGTAACACTGCCTGGCGGATTAACTTTCGTTTCTTCATCCCAATTTGAATACATTGAGATATTTATTAATGGATTGCGATTGCGATATGACAGAGACTTTTTTCCAATTTCAACAGCATCTGTACAATATCAGTTAAGCATTCCGGCAGGATCGGAAATAACTTACAAATCATTATATAGATAAACCATTATGAATACACCTCCAATTCCAGTACCAACATTATCAGAAATGTTGCCAATGCCAATGATGTTTTTATACGGCTGTTTGCGACAAGGACAAGTTGATGTAGATCGAGAAAATAAAATTATCGATATATCGCAAATGCCATATGATCCTAATCTAATAGGGATGCATCAAATGCAATTGCAACAAGCAAAGGAACAGTATCAACAACAATGTGTTGATGCAGGAATAGTTCCGGCGTACAATGATATCAATTTATTCAATTCTATTATTAGTATATACGAAGAAATGAAAGCATTTTCATAAGTTATGGCAACTATAACAGCAAAATTTACATCTGGATCTATATACAATGTTCTAGATCCCAATACTTGGGTAGGCGGAGTAGTACCAGGGCAGAATGATATTGCAGTATTACCACAACAATCACTGAGAACTACATTCAATCAAACCACTGCAACTAACTTTGTTCCATATACTCCATGGACGGGCAATCGTGATATCTTAGTAACATCCACTGTAGGATTTCCTAAATCAGGAAGTTTTTATTGTTTTCCTGCATTGTTTCGAGATGCATTGCTTCCGATAAAAATTGATTATCAGACTACTGCATCCAGTACTACTTTTGTAAGTTGCAGTATAGATCACACATACAGAGAATGGCGTTATGAAAATTCACATTCATACACCGAAGCATTCCCAGGTGATAATCCAGTAGCAATTGGTGACTTAAGATTGGGTGATTATTTATATAGCGGTTATAGTGGATCCATAGCTACAACCAATCCATTCAATTGGCAGAATCGTTATGAATTAACAGGAAGCGATGTATGGAATGTTGCTAGAGTTGAAATGGGGCATGGAACTGATTTTACAATCAAAGATACTGCCACAATAAATTTATTTTCTACTGGTAGTACTAACTACGCAGCGATTCAATCAATGAACAGTCCAATGTATGGCGGAGTTCGAATGTTGGATAGATGCGCACTGTATACAACTGGGTCTGTCATGACAGCCACTGGTTCGGCATATTCTGGAATAAATATGTCAAATACATATGCATACCTAATAATTTCTGGTGCGGCAAATTATTCATCTAGTTTACTTGCTAGCAGTTCTGCAGCAGGAACAAGTACCATAACATTAACTAGTCCGCAAAGTTTTGGAGCAGGCGATTATATTACCATACAATCAACTCCTAACATGAAACGGGTTGCTAATGTTAAATCAGGAAGTGATGCCTCAAAATTAAATGGAATACTTCCTAGATACGTAGATGCTAACTTATACATGGATTATAGATACCCATCTGGTTCATCATATGGCGCTGCATATTTTTCAGTGTATGACAGTGCCTCATATGAAACAGATGATGTTGTACAAATAGAAAGTATATCTGGAAGTGTAGCTACCATATCAAAAAGATACGGTAAACAAGGAGATGTGCAACAAGATTTAGGTTTAATGAATTATCAAACCTTTACTCAAACATATGGCGGTGAAGTAAATTATTTTCCAGGAACGCGAAGGGTAGCTTTGATAGATAGTCAACATTTAAATTATCAAGCAGATGAAACTGTAATAATAAGTGGCAGCGCTTACAAAGTTATATATGCCGGCAGCTATTTAAGTCAATCTAAATTTATAGATTTTACGGACACTAGTAGCAATGATTGGCGTCAATATGTAGCATTAGATCCATACATGTATTCAGGATCCGGATACAATATGTCTGCTGCTACATGGAATCCATCGTATAGAAAATACACATTGCTAACTACAGCATCCCGGGCAGGTAAAGCTGCATTATATTTAAATAGTGCTAGCTTAAGTACTCCTGCTACTCCACTTGCAAACGAATTCCAAGCTTATATACCATTAAAAAATACTTATTTTAAAGAAGGAGAAATAGAAATTTCTGGTAGTATTATCAGAGATTTTACAAATACTGCATCAGCAAATATAGATGGATATTTAAGTGTTTTTGCTGGAGAGCCGCCGTCTAACCGAATATGGAATATTTCAAGTTTAGCAGCCGTACCAGGGGCAGCTATGTATAGTGTAGCAACGGGCTTACAAGTTAATAACGCAAACATACAAGTAAGAACTCGAACAGGAAATGCCACTAACCATTCCTTCAGCAATCGAATACATTGGCCGCAGAGTGCTTCGTTTGATGTGCATGCAATTGACAATGATTTGCAAATAACTCCATTTACTGGATCCAATCAATCATTCACTGCAAAAATGGAACTTAATAATGGAGTTCGTAAGTCATACTTACAAGGAGTATTAGTAGATGAGCATTTAGATCCAGCACACCCTAGGGGCATGGTAGCAGTTCACATACAAAAATATGCTTCGTTATTTTCTATACGCATAAAAGATCGCTATCAAATTGTAATACTAGATACTCAAAATGTCGTAAACTATGGAGATCGTGTTAAACAAGGCGGTTTGATAGATACACAAACTGCAGGAAAAACATGCAAATTCATTGCCAATGAAATAGAAGACCCAATGGGTTTCAAAAATCTAACATGGGACTATTACTATAAAAAAGGCAATACGAATCTGCTTCCATATATGCACAATCAAATATATCTTACAAGCGGCAGTGTGCAAGATGGGGCAACCAACGCAACCGTACCATTCAGCAGTCATTGTGCCTTAGGATTACAATACGCAGCAACTCGAGTTTATAACTCAATACCAATGTATGGAAAAACTGGACCTGATTATTATGCAACATATGATTTAGGAACAGGTTCCCAATTTGATACGGTTGGAGTGGGATTTAGTAATGCTAGTGTCGGATACGAAAGTGTGGTAAATCAAGTTATTAGCGGATCCCGTATAGATGTTGCTGATGATCCAGACAATTGGACTACGGTGTGGAGCAGACAAAATGATACTCGTTTAAGCACAGGCGCCAATGCAATCCGATTCTATACATTTCCTAGCGGATCTGTTAACAAACGATTCATTCGATTCTATTCCAACGGACTATCTGGATCTGCCAACGCTGATATCAATAAACATGGATTCTTCGGAGTATATAGTTTTGCAACTGCCAGCAATGGGGCATATGGTGCTACAAATACCACCAACCAAATCAAATTGCGTAGTGCTCAGAATTTTGCAGTTGGTGATAAAATAATGTTTTGGAATAAAGATTCAGCAGGAACCAGATCTGATTATTTCAATCAAGATACCGGCCCTTCATCTTACGTAGGATTACAATATGATACCATAACCGGTATACATACCGGAGCAGTAACCGACAGCTCGGTTGCAGGTGGGTTGACTACATATTATACCATAACTGCAATATCAGGCAGTGTTATAACATTGGATCGAGCTCCTGCATACGATCATCTGTTTGTTGGTACCGTTGTAATGAAAGTGAATCGTGG